GATGTATAGATAGTTTTTGGTATTACAGACATGAGGGTCATTATGATTCCGTGTTCTTCGATGAATCGTCGGTATTTATTTGTCCTCATTGCTGATATTCCATGGCCTTTCATGTCTCCGGTGTTTGATCCATCTGTGGACAACACCTCTGAAAAGCTGATGGTTTGCCTGCCACCTCCAAGGTATTCTGGCAGGTTTTGGCGTCCGTCGCTGCTTCTTACTCCGAGGTAACGCAGGTATTCTACATAACGGCTGCCATATTTTGCTCTGGCCTCCTGGTATCTTTGAATAGAGAGGGCCAAGCGTAGATCGTTTATTGTTACTCCGGTTGAGTTTGCGAGATCTGCTATTAATTTTGGATCATTCCATTGGAGACCATCTACGGAGGACCAACCAGATCCAGATAAAGATACGTTATTTGTACTTACTGTTGCCAGGAGATTTCCGGTTGATGATGTTGATGATCCTACGAAGGTTGGGGCACCTGTTCCGTCTGATGTTACGTCGGCCGATGTGCCGATGGGGATTGTTACTTCTGTTCCTTTTTGTGTCCAGGGGCGAGCTGTGGTAAAATAATCTTTTTCCCAGGATACTTTTTCGACGCCTGTGTCTGTGGTTGTGTCAGTTCCAGATGTTGTGTCGATGGTTAATGGTGTTACGAGGTCTTGATCTCGATAGTGTTCGTTATAGATCATGTTGTATGCGCGGAATGGTAATGCTGAAACAGGTAGGACAGGGCTATATGTTCCTGGTGGTATGCCCATGTAATCGAATATTCCTGATTCAGATATAGTGCCGGCACTTATTGTGGGGTGGTCTGGAACCGATGTTCCATCTTCCCCGCCTGTGATGAAGTCCTCGAAATCATCCCAGATAAGGCGGTTTGGTACGAACCAGTGGTGGATTCTTACACGGACAGGGTGCATCACTGGAGCGAGTAAAGGGGAAATTCGGATGAGTGCCGATGTTGATTGCTGGATAGAATCTCCCGGGAGTCCCTCGTACCATGTTAAAGGGATCAAGTTTCCCATGTCACCTGTGAGTAGTTTGTAGTGCGATAGGCTAAATTTATTTCTTTTCATAGTGTTCTTCCTTGTGTGTATATTTTATGTTTTTTTTCTTGCGATAGTCTCTTGGCTTTTGTCGAGTCTCTTAGTTTGTCGTAGTACGTGCCTTTTAATTCGTTCATGTGTTCTTGAAAGATTTTTTCTGTGTAATTCCAGAATTCTGCTTTAGTTTCCTGTTCTGTGATTCCGATTGCATCACAAAGTTTATTCGTGAGGTATCTTCCGAGAGGCTTGGATTTTTTGCCATGATTGATGCTACGAACGATAATATCTGGTCGATAACGACTCCCTTGAATTCGTTCGGCAAGTTCTCGAATAGCTCCAATACCGATACCGCCACCTCTTCTGCTTGATCGCATAAACTCCGGATGTCTCCCATCAAGTTTAGCAACGACATAAGGGTCCTTTCCATTTGTTAGTTTTTTTGTGCAATAGCCTGTTATATATCCGGCTGATGCTTTATTGAGTTCGCCTGTTTGGGTAAAGCCTTTATCCCATGCGTTCTGTACAACGTATTCGGCTGTCATTGGTACACCAAATAAGGCGAGGTGATAGTGAGGTCTCCATGTTTTTTCGCCGTATTCTCCCACTGCGAAGTATCTAAACTTTTCTGGATACCTATAGCGGAGGGCCTTTAGAAAGGCAGTTAGGTGTTTTGGGTCAAGATTACCTCCTTTTGGCAAGCTTTCGTCATCGTAGGTTAAGGTGACAAAGGCTGCATGGTTTGATACTGCCAGCTCCAGGAGGAGTCTGTGTTGCCATTCCCTGGCTTTGTTAATTCGACAATGCAAGCATTGACCGCAGGGAAATGGAGTTGCCGCCAATCTTGCATTGTCGTCCACTATTGTATCGAGTCTGGTTGTGTTTGGTCTTCGCATATAGGGTTTTTTACACATCAAGTGTATTCTCCTTTATTTTCACATTCTGCGACCGACTCGCTTACGATAGAAGTTTGAGAAAGACCTGCGTTTTCCGCGTCTTTTACGTCGTGATCCTCTGCGTTTTCTCCGCATTTTTAAATCACCTCCTTTTGCGTATTATGCCTATATTGTGGTTTGTGAACAAGTGTCCCGAAATGGGAACACTTTCATATCGTGCTTTTTTTAAATTCCATTGGTATTCTTCGCCCTTGTATCTTGGTGGGGGAAGATGTTTTCTAATGAAATGCACGAATTTTAATTTTTTTGGGCTTCGCCAATATGTTGTATTTGCGTACCTTTTTGATTCCATGATTAAGCCTGCCTTGAATTTTCCATAATCATAGAGGATTGATTTATCGTTTTCGGCAGCTTCTGTGGCTTGTTGAGATAATGCCATTGTGTAGGTTTTGTCTGGCATTTCGTAGAATTGAATCATGGGATTATATGATTTTTCTATTCCAGGGCTTTGTGTGACAGTGGATTGTCCAGGAATATATTGATGATCGTCTTTGAGCGTTTGGTATAATTCTTCTTCTACTATTCCTGGTGGTGGCTGTAGAGATTTTAATTTCAAGGCGTTATCAAGTTTTACGCCTTGAATTCTCGCTTCTGCTTCTTGCTGGGTGAGGGCGAACATTGTTTTTTGGTGGGGTGTTGCCCTCTGTGCGATCCCAGCGCCGAGGCTTTGTCCGGCTTGTGCAAGAAAGCGTCCTGGTTTGGAGTCAGAGGCTCCCACGCGAGATGGAGTAAAGGAGTGTGTTTGGGCGCCCAGAGCTGCGAGAGGGTGTATACCAGCTTTCCTGGCATCTTCTGCTTTCCATTGGATGCCCATCTGTGCGAATTCTTTTTGGTAGGCAATGTCTTTGTCTTGTGCTTTGCGGTTTTGTCGGTTTGTTTTTTCATTTGTTATAAAATTTAAACCTCCCCCTGCTAAGGCGGCTCCTGCTGCTATAACGGCTGGCCATACCATAGTTTTCTCCTAACATTTTATGTGTGAGTTTTCGTTCATTCGTCTTTTTTTGGCAACTCTTTTGCCTTTTCCGACTTTGTGCCGAGCAAATAGTGTTTTACGTCGCTCAGAGCGTTTTTTACAAACTGTAACTTTTCGCGGATTTGCAAATTGAATTGATACAGGAATACTACTACGAGGTAGAGCTTGATTTTTATTTTGTGATATTTCGTATTCGACATTTGTTCCATCAATTTTTTTGTTTTCTGTGAAGAGAGGCGACCAGAATCTTTTGTCTTCCCAGAGGTTTTTTTTCCTTCGAATTTTAGGCTTAACAGTTTTTCTTCGAGAGCGCAACAATCGGGTCGATTTGGTGATGTTTTTGACATTACGTTGAGCTTTTTTATTTTTTTTTGTTTTTTTTTGTTTAGCCATTGGATTCTCAGTATTTTTGTTAGTTTTTGCTAACTGATTCGTCAGTTAGCATAGTGGGTAACAAGAGCACCCACTATGCCAACTTTTTTCGGCAACAATTTATGTTGCTTTTTTGGTTTAAGTACAACCGAGTTACCTCATGTTCCCAAGGGATTGGTATTTAAGGGAAAATGAGTGCATTTTAGCTTATTGCGTAGGTTGTACGGATTCTTCAGGCTTCGGGTTATTTTCGAGCGTTTCTGGAGCGTTTGTCGCTTCACCTGATGAGCCTGTTGGGTCCACCGAGAGCGGCGGCGTTTCGGGGACCATAGATGTCGGGATTTCTTCCTCCATTTGGTAGATGCTTTCTTCATCGGCATTTTCGAATTCGTCTTCGATTTCGAAGTCGGTTGCCTCTTCAAAAGTTTCCATTTCTGCTTCTTCAGCTTTGCGAGAGAGTTCTACTCGCATGACGCGCTGAATTTGCTGTTGAATGGTTAAGGGTCTGTTTAGGCCTGTTTTGAGTAGGTCTGATTTTGGATTATTTATTTCACGGCCTTGATCGTCCAGGTGTCCTGTTTTTAGTTTTTCTTTGTTGTTTAGTATCCATTCGATCGTTTTTTTAATTTTTTCCATGGGTTATACTCCTTTTAGAATGTTTTTGGTGTTGATTGAGCTGAGATCATTCGTCGAGCTTGGATGCTATGATTTGCCATTATGTACATTGCATCTGTTGATGAGGATGCGTTAACGCGCTTTGTGGGCGTTGCATCAGTGAATGATTGGTTTAGGGTTACATCTCCGCTAAACTCCCTGGCATAATGCCAATGGTCGAGCGTAGAGCGGAATTCTCCGGCTATTGTAGAGGGGTGTTGACGATATTCATTGTATCGGGCTTGGTATCCGAAGATATCGTCTGGTGAGCTGTGATCGGTCTGGAGTTCTTTGTTATAAACTTCCTGTTCACCGATATGTTGTAATTCCCTCTGGAAATAGTCTTCTTTTACTTCGCGGAAGAATTGACGCGGTGCTGATGATGTATAGATAGTTTTTGGTATTACAGACATGAGGGTCATTATGATTCCGTGTTCTTCGATGAATCGTCGGTATTTATTTGTCCTCATTGCTGATATT